AACATTACACGCGAACCTCTAGCAGGTCGATGTCAGCGGTCAGCAAGTCCTGCCGTACCGCCGTGAACGGCACATAGTCCGCGCTGAATCGCACCCATACATCGAACTGCCCCGACCACTACACGGGCGTCTCTGGCCAGTTGGCGGTAGGCGTGAACAGGCCCGTGGTGTCGTCAAGCGTGCCGGCGATGGGCGTGCCACCCGTGGACACGACGACCGTGCTGGCAATCGGCGCCTGAATGGGTCGCGCGAACGTGGTTGAGCCGAAGCTGTAGTTCTTGACCAGCTGTGCCGGAGTCTTGGTATCAGCAACGACCGTGATGGTCTACGCCACCGCGATGTAATCCACTCGGTCACTGAACCGGAACGCGCCCCATTGTCCCGCGCAGACATAGAACAGGCCCAGCATTTCGTTACGGTCCGCTTCCGTGAAGGCGCCGATGTTGCCCGTGTACTTCTGCTGCGGGTACAGCCATTGCTTGTTGCGCACCTCGCGTCCACTGGCAAGCGGCGTAACCCGCGTTGACCATTGCGGCGCACCGACAAAGCCCGATGCCACCCTGAGCGACAGTCGCGTGTTGATAAACCCGGTGGACATTATCCGTTCCTCGCGACGGCCATGCGCTGCCTTTGTGACGTCTTCTGCGCCAGTTGGTCCTGCGTCTGCCGGTTAACCAGCCCGGACACGATGATGTTCTGCACGACACTGACGCCGCCGCTGCCTTGCCCGCTTACCTGCACGCCGAGTTTGCCGCTATTGGTGCGTTTCAACGGCATGATCGCCTCGGGACCAGCCTCGCCCATGATGCCGGCGCCATGGGCAAAGGTGAACATGGTCGGGCTGCTGACGATCTGCCCGGAATACGCCGACAGGCTTGGGGAATTGTAGGCATTCCCATTGGCGTTGAAGACCGGCCCCATCGAAAGCGCCTGCGAGTTGAGGCCAGACGTGTCCACCGAAAGCGATCCACCACCACCGCCGAATCCAAGCCCCCCAGCGAGGTTGCTGAAAAAGCTGGAGCCGCCATTGCCACCGGGTCCGAAAGACTGGAACAATGCCGCGATGGTCTTGTCCGCAAGGAACTTGACTGCCTGCTGATACATGGAGTCGATGAAGCTTCCGAACGCATCCTTGGCGCTCTTCGTGCCGTCGACAAACGATGCAAAGGCGTCGGAGAATCCACTGATGAAGCTCTGTGTGAACTGATAGGTCTCCTTGTTCAGGTTCTTTTCGTCGTTAACGAAGTCCTAGATGGCCCGCTTCATCCCGTCGATGCCGTTGGCCTGTTCCGCCGCTCTATCAGCCCAGCCTTTCTTCGTGTCAGCAACGACGTCCTTGTTATAACTTTCAAGGTCGTCTATTTTCTGTTGATAGGAAGCTTTCTCCAGTGCGCTAGTCGTGTTCTGCTGCTGCTTGACCAGTTCTGCGCGCTTCTTGTCGTAGTCCTTCTGCAATGACAGCAGCTCTTGGTTATGCTGCGATTCCAGAGCACTCTGGCTAAGCGAGGCAACCTGCTGCGCAATCTGCTGCTTGCGCGTTTCCAGCATGTCGTCGAGGGACGCCTTGTAGCGTGCCACCGCGTCTATATTCTTCTGGCGTAGCTGGTCGGCTTCCTTGGCGAAGTACTCGTTGACGTTCGCGGTAGCGATGGCGACAAGTCCCTGCACTTCGGCGAGGGAGGCGCCTTTCTTGGTTGCTTCGTCGGCCGCCTTGGCAATCGCCTGAAGTCTGGTGACCTGTTCAAATTGCAGCTTCGCCTGCGGGTCGTTACCAATGGCGCCCGCAGAGTTTTCAGTGATCGCCTTATCCGTCAGGCTGTTGAGCGAGGCAAGTGGATTGACCTTGCTGCCTACGTGGGCCTTGGCAACCTTGTCCTTGTACTTCTCCGCAATGCCCTCGTTGATCTTGACGTAGTTCTGCGCGATGCGTTCAGCCGTCGCCGTGTCACCAGCCGCCATCGCCTTGACGATGCCCTCGTTCGCCTTGTTGTACGCCGCGAGCGTTTCCTTGGCGCGTTTCTGTTCCTTGGTGTTGTACAGATCTGCCTCTGCGTCAGACTGCTCCAGCGCCAACGTGGACTGAGCCGCAATGGACTTCTTGTTAGCGTCCTTCTGGGCGGTGATCTGAGCATCTTGCAGGGCCGCCAGCTGCTTGGTGTAATCGTCGATCTGTTGCTGGATCGGGATTGCCTTGCCTTGCGCGCTGACCGTCAGCTGCGCGCCTTGCGACTGCACGTCAAGCAGCGCGTTGCGCTTCTTGGATATGGCGTCGAACTGCTCCTGTCCGGTAGTTGCGCGACCTATGGAAAGAGCAGCATCAGCCGCCTCCAAAGCAGCGCTCTTTATGCCGTTCCAGCTTTGTTCGATCAGCCCAAGGTTTTTCTGCACTTCTGCCGTGCGATCACTGACCGTCTTGGCATAGGTATGCATGGCGAGGTCGGCGGCATCTTGCGCGCGACCTTGATCCTCCAACGCCTTGATCTGCTCGTAGATGGATGTAGTCAGGAAGTGTTGAGCAGAATCCAGCGCAGTGACGGCCTTCAGCGGAGAATCCTGTAGCTTCTCGAACTGCTTGATGGTGTCCTGCGTGGACTGGCCTGTCAGCTTCGACATATCCAGCGCAGCCTGACCTACAAGCCTAATCTGTGCGGCGGTGAACTTGCCGGACTGCGCGACCTCCGTCAGGGCGGCGGCAGCGGCGTGCTGTGTCGTTCCGAAGCCTGACAGCGACTTCGCCATGCTGGCCAAACTGTCGGCGGTCTGGCCGCTATAGTTGCCCGTCAGGAGTAGCGCTTTGTTGAACGCAGTGGCTTCTGCCTGCCCCTTGATATATGCAACCGCCAAGAGACCGATGGACGCCACCAAACCAAGGATTGGCAACGCGCTGACGGAAAAAATCTTTGACATCAGGCCGGTTTCATTCGCCAAGGCCGCCACTTCACGCTTCGACCTGCCGAACTGCCCGGTTAGTGCGTCAGTGAAAAGCGCAGACGCTGAATACGCGGTACGGGAATTGACCGTGAACTTTTTTACCTCGTCGGATACGCCACTGACAGCCAATCGCGACTTCTCGATGGCCGCGCTGTAAACGGCAAAGTCCTCTGCACCGAGTGCGCCGGACTTCTTGAACGCCGCCAGTTTGGCCTATTGCTGGTCGAGCTTGTCCAGCTTGCCAATGGCCGGGTCGATCTGATTGATGAGGTCAGAAAGCGCGTCCCGCTGCGCCTTGTAATTCTGCGAGATGGTCTTGCTCGCACCACCGCTTGCACCCTGCGAAAACGACTTGTTTAGGTTTTCCTGAGACGCAGCCGCCCGTTGCCCGGACTTGTCGAGATTATCGAGTTCGGCAGCGGCCTAGGTGACGCCATCCGTGGTGACGCGAATCCCCAACGAGGCGATATCTTGGCTCATGCTTGTTCACTCATCACATTCATGGCCTCGGCCTCCATAACCCGCACGCAATCAAACGTGTCGGGCCAATCTATACGTGGGATCGCCTGCAACCGCATCACGGTCGGCAGGACGTTGTAATCAAGGCCGGTAGCGCCGTTCATGCCGATACGCCACTGCGTAGACATGGCGATGAAGACATTCACAGCCTCGGCATTCTCGGGCCATAGATCAACGGCGGTATCATCAAGGTCGGAGAGCTTCAGGCCGAGTGAGGCTAGTTCTGCCTCATCCGGCCCTTGCTCATACAGCGCCCTTGCCGCCGCCCTCAGTTTTTTGCGCGTGCCCCGTTCAGCTCGCGCAGGTAGGTGTCGAAGATGGACCGACCGGAGCCGCCGTAGTTCTGCAACAGCCGGTCGATGTTGTCTGCGTTGAATTCGTCGTCCAGATCCCACGCACTCGCCATCTATGTGACGATTTGCGCATCATCGGTGTCGCCGATGCCTTCCAGCCACTTCAGGACATCCGCTTTCGGGCGGTGCTTGAACGTGAACTTGACGTTGGCAGGTTCGCCGCCAGGAATCGGAATGGGGACCGTTGCCGTGAAGGACGGATCGGGAATCAGCTTTAGCTTTGCCATGGTGTGCCTCGATAAAAAAAGGCCCGCATCGTGCGGGCCTGTTAGTTAGATTGTGCAGCCCTGATGTAATCTGCGTTTTGCATTCAAATATGCCTCAGATGCCGCGTCAGGGTCTTCAAACATACCTATTCTGTGTTCTACCCCGTCAACAGTTATGCGGACACGCCACTTGCGGCTATGGGTGTGCCACGTAACCCCAGTGCGTCCAGAAGAAAAATTGTCACGTCTAACAACGCGGCGGTTCTGGTTGTTTATGCGACGCTCCGCGTCGCGTAAATTGGAAATGCGGTTGTCGGCACGGTCTCCGTTGATATGGTCGATGTCAAAATTAGGCCAGTCGCCGTGCACATACATCCACGCGAGGCGATGGGCGCAATATCTGCGGCCATCAATGGATATATATAGATATCCGGTCCCACATGGCACCGATGTAATGAGGCCGATACCAAGAGGTTTCTGGTACGGGGGCCGTATCCTTGTGAAAAACCCCGACATCGGGTCGTATTCGAGTGTTTCGCGTAACACTGCATAGGTTAAGATTGACTTAGCCATGCCGGACTCCTTGCGGTCTGGTTGGTTAGAGCATGGCGCCGTTGATAGCGGCGCCATGCTCGCCAATTATACAGCAAGGAACCTAAGCTCACATATTAACTTGCATACCGCACCGGTTCGGCCAGCATGGACACAGTGACCTCAGAAGACATGATGGCGTTAACCGTCAGTGTCGGCGTCTTGTTGAGGCTGATATACGCGTTGTAATAGATCACCGAACCATTCGGTAGCTGGATCTTGACGGCACGCGGCAGACGATCATCGTTGGCTTGCGCAGCCAGGATGTAACCCGGCAGGCTAGTGTCATCGCCGATGCTGAACGCCAAGCCGTATGCGTTCTTGAAGGTGGGAATCTGCTTTTGCAGGTCATCTTCAAGGAACTGGTACTGCAAGAACTGCTGCGCACCGCCGCTGGAGGTCAGGGTCAGGATCTGTGCGAGTTGCGTCCATCCGGTGACGGAGCGGAAGGAACCCGCGCCGCCCGCTGCCGGATAGGTGGAGGTCGAAGTCGTGTCCTACCCTTCGAGCACGAAGGTGGTGCCAGAGGGTGATGCCGCTCGCACGATCTTGTTATTGAGGCGCGACCACCCGGAGGTGATTTCCACGATGTCGCCGTCAGCGAGCGTGTTGGTGGCGGTAGCTACGGCGCCATCAGCATTCGACAACGCGGTGATATCGGTGACAGTGCCGTAGCCGCTGGCGATGCTTACCAAAGCACCATTAGGGAGAGCAATAGCCATGATGTTATTTCCTTCTAGAAGTTAAAGCGCCTCGCGGCGAGTTGTGGCTGCCTGACAGGCAGTCATTCGGGCATGTGCACATGCCAAAACCGTATTCCTTAGATGGTGTCCGCCCGATAGCCAAAGCTCACCGGCAAGACGAAGGTGTATCCGTCTTCCGCGCCTTGTGCGGCGGTAACGGGCGTGATGACCTACAGGGTCAGTCCGGCAACGGACAGGCGCGTATTGAGCGGGAACAGTGCCGCGATCTCGTCCGCGATGGATTCAGCAGCACCCGGACCCGTATTGATCGGGCAGACGACCGTCACCTGATAGATGCCGCGATACGTGCGCCCCACTCCAGCAAGGTCGATTCCTGTCGTAGTGGCTGGCAGCAGGAACGCACGCAGGTACGGCCCGGTCGGTGGCGTGAACGCAGCGTTCTCCCATGCCACGCGCAATGCGGGCGAGCGAGCACTGGCCCATGTTTTAATCTGCGCCTCGATGGCCTAGCGGCAGAGTTTGTTGCTCATTTCAGGCTCGCCACGGCTGCGTTCACGAAGGTTTGCGCCTCTGCCACACTGATGCGCACCATGCCTGCGGGAGACTGCTTTGCGCTGTGTCCGTACTCGACCGGGATGGCATAGGGAAGCGAATTGGTGATGTAGATATCCTGACTCCTGTATTCGCCAATGGTCCCCGTGCCGCGACTGATGGTTACATCGCCACCGGCATCCTTGGCATCGGTGGTCGATGTGTCCGGCGACTCCAGCGACACGTTCCAATTCGCGCGCAGACGCCCGCCAACGTATCCCTTTGGTGCAGGGTGCTTCCATAGGTCAGGGTTGCCCACGGGCGTGCGCAGGACGGTCGCGGTCAACAGGTCGATGCTCACCTTGCGGACGACCTGCGACGCGTTTTCCGGCGCCTTCTTGGCAAAGGCCGAGAGCTACAGGGCGAAGGTCTGCGCGTCAGACATGGTTACGCAGCCAATGGCACAAGGTTACACGACGGCCCGGTGGCGTAGCTCGTGCGGTCGTATTTGATGAGCTTCTCCCATGCAGCCTGGGCGCGTGCCTTGTCCGTGCCGTGATCGACCAGCGGCGCCAATGCAGTGCGGAGAATCGCCGGATAGCCCATGCCGCTGCCGGATACCGGGTAACCGGACATATCGCCCGCCTTGTACGGTGCAGGGACCGGAGAGCCGGCGGCAACACCGTACAGCGCGAGCTGCATTTCGTCGGAATCTTCCGGGGCGGCATCCAACCGCTTCGCACCCGCACCAAACGTCGCGGCGTCCGGGTATTCCTCGCGGGCCTTGAGGCTTTCCGCCCACGTCTGCACCAGCGTGCCATCCGCGTGCCGCATGCAGCTGTTGTAGCTGGTAGCCATT